TAATTCGTTTTCTGAAATTTTTACAGTGTGTATTACAGCTTCTGCATCATCAATACTTGTTGCTGTATATGGCACAACTAACTCATCTGCTGGTACAAACTTAGATACCACTCTTCCAAGTGGCACATCGTAGTAAACTTTTTTAAATGTAGATCCTGCAAGTGGTAAATGAAATAACATAGAATCAAACTCTGACTCATACTCTTGCATCTGATCCATGATTAAATAATTCATAAAATCTTTAACACGAGTTGCTTGTTGTTCTGTTGTAGGGTTTTTAATTCCTATGACCTGTGTTCTTACTGGTCCATCTGCTGGTAATAATTCTTTGTATGCTTGCGCTTGAAACTGTGTGACTGCTTCTGCTAATACTGGGTGTGTGGCACCACTAGCTCCTTGAAATGGTTCTGTTCTATTTTCGTATTTAAACCCTAAAAGATCTAGACCTTCTGTGTATCCTCGCTCCCAATCTTTTCTTGATGCTTTGTAGTCCATGTAGTTTTGAACCATTTCATTTCCAATTGGTTCTAAAACATCGT